TTATCGGCGCGGGGGCGCGCGCCTTTTCAACACAGGGAGAAATTTGAGGCTCTGAGACAGGAGAATGAGAACGTGCGCCCAGAAAGACGAGAGCCGGAAGCCGATCCGGTGGACCACATCATTGCGTGGCACGATGGCGATAGCCGAGCCGCAATTGAAACGCTGATGGAGGACATCCAGCATTTGAGGCTGCAGCTCGCACTGGCGACGGCTGCAATGGGCAGAGGATTTACGCGAGGCTGGCTACCGAATGAAGACCGGGATGACAGCAAACGATAACGGCTACGACTACAAGGAACTCGACAGAGAAAAAATATGGGTCATCTGCGAGGATTGTGAGATTCTTCGGTCGTTTGATGGCAAGGCGGTGAAAGCCGAATTTACCGCTACCCCGGCCCCAAGCCCGCTCCGCCTGATTGCGCAGAAGCTTATAGGATGCCCAAAATCGAAGGAAGATTTCGGCCCACGATGCAGGATGAGCTACTATTGGACCTTCGAGGAGCGAACGGAAAAAGCGGCGCAAGAAGAAGCAGCTGGTGTGCGGGTGTGCGATCTACGCTCTTGGGAAGTCGTTGTGGCCGGGTGTGGATCCTGCAAGCATGTGACGGAGTTACCACGCTGGAAGCTCATAAAGATGGTCGGCGGTAACACGACCCTCCAGGAACTGCAGCCCCGTCTGAAGTGCCGGAAGTGCGGCGAGAAAGGCGGCTCCTACATCACAATTGCAAAATTGCCGAGGTGAGCATGTGTAATTTGTACCGTGTGAAGACCAATCAGGAATCGATCCGCGACATCGTGGGCATCATGCAGGAGCGGCTGAACCTGGAGCCGGATGTGGAAGTTTATCCAGATCGGCCGGCACCCGTGGTGCGCAACGGAGAGAGTGGCCGGGAGCTTGTCGGACTCACATGGGGCATGCCGTCGCCGCAGTTCGTGACGCAGGGAAAACCCGATACAGGCGTGACCAACATTCGCAACGTCACCTCGCCGCACTGGCGACGATGGCTGCGGCCCGAAAATCGTTGCGTGGCGCCGTGGACAACCTTTTGCGAGTGGGAAGACACAAAGCCCCGGAAGACCAAGCGATGGTTTGCGCTCAATGAGGAAGCGCCTCTCGCCTTCTTCGCTGGCATCTGGACAGAATGGCACGGCGTTCGCGGATCAATGAAGAACCCGCGCGAGGGTGATCATCAGCTTTACGCATTCTTGACCACGGATCCGAACAGCGTCGTCAAACCGATCCACCCGAAGGCAATGCCGGTCATTCTGACAAACAAGGATGAGGTGGAGATGTGGCTGACCTCACCGTGGGAGGAAGCAAAGGAGCTCCAGCGGCCATTGCCTGACGACGGTCTCGTGCTGCTGCCGGTCGAAGATGAGAGCAAGACGGCCGATCTATTCGGATAGGAGACGAATATGCATATCCGTCCTTACATTCTGGAAAATCACGGTGTTTACCCGAAGGCGCTGCTGGAAGACGGCGACTTCTTCGGAGTGCAGAAAGCCATCCACGAGGACATCGACCCGCGCCTAGTTGCCGAAGTGGATCGGGAATCTGATCTCACCGCTTATTCCGGATATGTCGCCATGGAACTTTGGGCCGATGACGATGACATACCTACCGGTGCGAGGATGGAGATTTTGTTCAGCGAGCGAAAAAGCGTTGCTGCCCTTCTCTACGACCACCCCAAGATTTCCGACGCGTTCGTAGAGTGGGTGTTTTGCACATCACCCGACGATGCATTGACCGAGTGGAAGAGGAAGGTTCGCTGGCCACTGATTGAGACCTCGCGCGGACTTGTCGAAATAATAGATGATGCCTACCTCTGATCGATAAAGCCGGCAAATCCCGGCAACGCTTTCAAAAAGCCGCCCCAACGCACCACCGATCAAGAATAAAGTTCGCAGATAGCGAATTTTATTCTTGACTTATCGGCGGAGCATCCTTACCTTCCAAATCAGATCACGAGCGGAAGAAGTCGTCATTTTCAGGCCATTCTCAGCGATGAGAATGCCGTGGAGGGCCGCTGTGTCCTCTGATCTTACCCGGACGCCCGAGGACCCGAGAGGGGACGGCGGCGGCGGGCGAAGCAGAAGCAGCCCCGACGAGGGGGCTGCTTCTAGATAGAAGGTGTGTGCTGCTGGTTCCGACACTGTTTGGCGACGACCCTTAGGGATGGTCCCGAGGGCAAACAGAAGGAACTCTATATGTCTATAGAAGAAAGTGATCGCCAGCAGCAGCGGTTAAAGAGCGGAACAAAGACACGTTGGAAACGATTTGTCTCATGGTGCTGGAAACAGCTGAAAAATCCGCGAATGTTGAAGTCAGCCTTCCGGTTGGCTTTGACCATATACCGCATTTTGCGGATATGCCACGATATCTTCGGATCGTCGTGATAGGCCGTTAACCCAATATCTACAAGGAAAGGAAGTGTAGCATGTTATCCGAAGCCTTGAGATTAATCCGGGTGTTCCACGATCTGAAACAGGTCGAGGCCGCTGAGAAACTAGGTATTTCCAAGTCTCATTTGTCAGAAATTGAAAGCGGGAGCAAAAACCCTTCTCTCGATATCATTGAACGGTACTCAAAAACTTTCGGCATCCCAATGTCCTCAATAATGTTCTTTTCTGAGAATATTGAGAACGCTGGAAAGGGTCAAAAGGCGAAGACGTTCATTGCGTCGAAGGTGATCAATTTTTTGCAGTTGATCGAGAACAAGTCGAATGCGGCGTAAGGCTTTCGAATTTCACAATCTGGAAGCCAGCGCGCTCTTCAATGTCCGGACTAGAAAACGGCTCGCAGAGGTCTTGCTGTGCTCGCCAGCCCATTTGAAGGCCGTTTGCGAGATAGCGATCCGCTACAAAAAACGATGGAAACCCAAGGATAGCGATACAGCGCCTTGGCTGAAGCAACCACCGCCCGCTGAACAGACGGCCAACTACCGGCCAATTGATATTCCGATTGATCCGCTTAAGAAGCTGCAGGCTAGAATTGCTAACCTGCTGTCGCGGATCGAGCCTCCTGAGTTTCTGTGTAGTCCAGTCAAGGGTGTTTCCTACGTGGACAATGCCAAGCGTCACATTAATAACAACGCTTTTTGGCTCCTAGACATAGCGGACTATTTCCCAAGTTGCTCGTCAAACCGAGTTGCTTGGTTTTTCAACACTGTGATGAAGTGCGCGCCCGATGTCACAGCAGTTCTCGTTTCACTCGTCAGCGAAAATGACAGTCTACCTCAGGGGTCGCCGTCTAGTCCGATCCTAGCATATTTTTCCAACAAGAAGATGTGGGACGACGTTGCTCTTGCTGTAGCAAACTCTGGCTGCACCCTTAGCGTCTACGCCGACGATGTCACGCTTTCAGGAACCACGGTTCCGGGAGCGCTTGTTTGGCGGGTGAAGCAGATCATAGTAAAGAACGGATTCAAATTGAAACGCGAAAAGGAGGTGAGCCTTATAGGTTCGCCGGCCGACATAACCGGGGTGATAGTTCGCGACGGCACACTTAAGCTACCGAACCGGCAACTAAAGAAAATTGCCGAAATCAAGAAGCTCCATACGAACGCGACCAATAGCCGCCTCGCAATTAAGCTGGAAAACCAGTTGAAGGGCCGTTTAGCTCAGCGACGACAGATCGAGGAAGCATAGCCCCACCCCGTGGGTCGCGATAGAAAATTTGGTTTGGGGTGATGCCTCGAAGGTAGAAAAAGAAACGGGCCGGGCAGGGATACCTGCCGGCCCGTTCGTTTTCAGGTTCGGAAATGGTTAGGCGGCTGTTTTGCGGCTGACCCATTTTTGCAAAAGAACCTCAGTGCCGCGCGGCCCGAGATAGGACAGTACGGCAATCAAGCCCGTTGACGCCGGCTGAGGCACTCCGAAATACGAGGCGACACCCTCACCAATGAAGGCCATGCCGAAGGCGACCGGGATTTCCCAAATCAGCTCCGGGCCGAAGAACCTGCGCCGACCCTTGCGCGCTTCGTTGCCGTGCCACATGGCGCGGCCGAGGAAAGCGACGAACAGCGTGGCGAATGCCCCGCCGAACCATGTGCTTAAAACCTCATAGAGAGAGGTGTATTTTTCCGGCATGTCACTTTCCGTTCCCGTGTCTGGCGCATTCCGCGCGTGTCCATATGCCGTCAACGGCGCAGATGCCGACCACGGTTAAATCGATCTTCCGTTGATCCTGAGGTGTCGCGCCGCGAGCGCCGATAAGGTCAGTGCCGACGGTCCGGCGCAGGCCGGGCGCACTTGCGGGTGCCGTAGTGCCACACGCCGCCCCCATCGAGACAATCGCTAAAGCTGCTGCGGTCGCGATCCGATAAATCACCCGACGCATTGTTTTGCCTTTCGATGCTGGCCCGCACGCGATCCACGGCGTTGCGGTCCACGATTAAAATAAAGGCGGCGATGAAAACCACCGCCGCCACGACAAGAACGAGATAGGGGCCGAACCGGGCAATCATGTCGTCTTGCTCCGGTTGATGGTGATGCGGCCGGAACCGACCAGCCAGACCAGCACGCCGGCCGCCACGGCCGAGAACACCAGACTGCCGAAGGCCCACGGATTGGAAATCGCCCCCAACAGCGTTGCGCCGCTATCGGCAATATCTTTCGCGTCACGCACAGCGCCAAGCCCGCCAGCGCCGAAGACGCCGGCAATGACCGCCCACAGGGATTTGCTTTGTACGGCCGGCACGTTGTCCGGTTGGGCATCGAGCGCGGCAACATCGGCCGGTTGACCCTGAAAGCGGGCAAGGGTGGCCGCCTCCAATGCATCAAGGAAGGACTTGTAGTAGCCGGCGATAAGCTTTGCCTTGTCGGTCCCGTTGACGACTGCCCGAGCGCCGATAGGATCATCATTCTTGAGGTTGAAAAACTCGGTCAGCTTCCGCTTCGTAAACAAGCCTTCCAACATGCCGACAATGGCAATTTCGGCGCTGATATCGACATCAAGCGCAAGGGAGGGATTTCCAACCAGATCGACGCCGATCCGCTTGCCAAGCGCATCGTAGTTGACTCTGTGCGTGAGCTGGATATCGCCACGGCCGAACCAGCTTTTGCCGTCCTTATCCTTGCGCCAGTACGGCGTCTTAACCTGTCCCAGCTTGCCGGCTTTCCATGCCTTTTCCAGCGCAGCGATTGCGCCGGCGTCGGTTGATGCGAGGGTTTCGCGCACCGGCAGCATGCGGCCGCCAGTCTCGTGAAACACCGATGCCAGGATGTAGGCGAGGAGGCGGTTGTTGTCCGAGCCGGGAATCTTGTGGGAACGCCAGCACCGGAAAAGAGCATTCATGCCGTCAATCTGGCCTTGCGAAAGGCGGCCACCAAAAGGCGCGCGCCTCGCATACGCGAAGAACGTTGTCATATCCATTGAGGATATCTCCTGATTTTTTGGGGGAGGGTGGCGCTAAACCGCGCCGGGTTTACTGCTGGGAGGAGGGCGCAAGGATTTGCGCCGCCCTTTCTTCACCAAAGAGCGTGGTGGCGATCTGCACCAAGAGAGGCCACAGTTCGTGATCGCTGCGGTATGAGTTGGCCGTTTCGAAGATTTTGCGGACCCGGAAAGGCTGTTCCACCATGGCCGCGCCCACCTGATCGGCCTCGGCATCTGTCATGCGGGACCAGAGATCAACATTGTAGACAACCGTGACCGGCTCGGGGAGTGGGATTGGCTCATGCGCGCCTGCCTCAATCTCCGCAATTTCCGCCGGTGTCATGGCGCGTTCCTCTGCCAAACCGGTCTCGGCGTCAAAGATGGAAATCTTCATTACCGCACACCCTCCATATGGACGAAACCGTAAGAGAAACTGGACCCTGAGCCGTTGAATATTCGCAAGGCATTCAGGGCGATGGCTCGTTTATGCCATACTACGGAGTTTCGAATAAACCTGTCGGCCCCTGTGCTCATTCCGGCAGTACCTTGCGTTACCGACCTGATCACAGTGTTAAAGTTGTGAATTGTATAGTCGCCAATCCCCGGCCAAGTAGCATCACCGCCATTCGAGAAAAAAGGAATTGCCGTGTTGTTGGCGTCTCGCGGTACTGTTTGTAGCTGATTGGCTGAGATACCGTATTGCCCGTCGAGAATTGTGAACCGGAATTCATCGGCATCGCCACCATAAGACGCTCCGTTATCACTCGAAAATTGCATCAACGCCCCGTCAACGGCACTGAAATAAGCCGTACCGCTAATCTTGATCGTCTTATATGCCCCCAACCCCGTCACAGCCAGAACAGTAAGCCCGGCCAACGCGAAGCTTCCGATGAATTCCCATCCACCCATAGCCTGACGTGCCTGTGCCGCAGTCATCCGTTCCACGTCGCCAACGCCAGCCGAAGAGCGACCTAGAAAAGCAGGAGAGCCGATTGTGGCACGGCCGAGGGTTTTTCCGTCTGCGGTAGTGAACTGAGCAAGATTGCCGACCGTTACAGGTGCCGCAGGGCCAACCACGTCACCGTTTACCCCTTTCGGCAAGGCAAAATCGAGCCGGATCACTCCGGGCGATACCGGCACCAGCGTCACTTCCGCTTGCGAACCGGCCGGAAGGGTCGTGGTTGGGCCGATAGTGATATCGGTGTATGGGCCAGCCCCACCAGTAGCGCCGGTAATATAGAACGCGACACTCCAGTCGCCGGCCGCCGCGCTCTTCTTCGTAAAGAACGCTGACCGGCCGTCACCAATATTTGCCACCAATACGCGGAAGCCTTCGGCCTCGCCGTCATAGGCGGCCCGATCTGCGAGGGTTGGAACTTCCTCGTCAAACTTCACGCCTTGAAGAATGTCCTCCAGATCGATGACGGTTGCGCTGTTTGCGCCGGTAAACAGCAGCAACTTGTTCGATCCGGGCGTGACGCCGGCAGTGGCCGCCAGCGCCGGGTTGTTGAGCCGCTGGATATAGGTCGCCAGCGCCTGCGCATTGGTGACCGTCTGTTGTCCGTAGGCCGTATCCCGCACAATGGCATAGGAATAAGTGCCTGTCGGTCCGGTCCATTTCAGGGCTGCCGTAATTTCCGTGTCGCCGTCAACGGTAGCAATCGGCATGGGATTGCCACCGTCAAACTCGACATAGATCGTGCCGCCGATGATAAGGCTGACTTCCCAGCCCGTCCCGTCGCCGGTCACGGCAGTGCTGCCCGACACCAGATGAATGGTGCCGGCCGTATAGGGAGCCGTCATTTTGCTACCTCTTGAATGCTTGTGCGATGATGGTTTTGGAAAAGACCGTCACACCCGAAGAGTCAGATGCGGCAAATCGGAAGCGCGTCATCACCCGGTTCGCCGGAGGGACGTACAGATACGTTCTTGACGCCGGGACGGTTGTTCCGCCGATGTTTTGAATTCGGAATTGCTCGATACGGTTTCCGTCGGTGTCATTCCAGAACTCATAAGTCGTGTAGTTCGTCGAGTTTGAGTCGGTCCGCACCACAAGAGACGTGTCTATTCTGATCGTTGGAGAACCAGCACCATGCACGAGGTCGACAGTGTCCACCCCGGCTGCAACCGCCGTAATAGCGCCGCCCGCAATGTTGCTGGTGCCAACGACCAGATTATTGATCTGAGCCATATCGATAATGGCGTTGATGATTTTCACCACGCCGCCCTCGATAGCGAGCACCGAATAGGACGTTGTGCCATCCGATACTGAGAACTGATCAACCTTGATCGCCATGCGCGACCGCTGGAAGCCCGCGAAGGTGTAAAGCTCCAGAAAGAAGCCGGTGTCCTTGTACGCCTGACCGATGCCACCCCTCAGAAGAACCGAGAAACGAGCATCGACGCCGGCAGGAGCGGCAACCGCCTGAAACTTTATCAGCCCTTGTGCGAAACGGTCGCCCAACTCGGCCGTGACGCCGATAAGGCTTTCCGCCAACGTTTGGTCAGCACTGACGCGGGCCGTTTGTTCCGTGATGATCTTGGCGTTGGCGTCCGCTACGGAAGCCGAGACCAGCCCGACGCGTTGCGCCATGGCCTCGTTTTCCGTGACGCGCACGCGGCGTTCATCGGTGATTTCCGCCCGTGCCGTTCCCAGCTCGGCGCGGATTTCCTCGCGGTCGATCTGCCCCGCAGCCCCAACCAGAGAAAAGGCGGTCAGCCCTTGCTCATAGCTTTCCAGCAGGTCGTTCATTTCCTGCTGAAGTTCGGTGAAGCGTTTTTTCACGTCCGCGCCGATCTTCGTCAGATCCGCAACAACGTCGATATCCTTGTTCGCAAGAAGGATATTGAACGTGATCACATCCAGCCAGGCTGACCATTGCTGATTGTCGTTCAGGCTGGAAATGAACCGGCCGCGCACTTGATAGGTTTCGTTCGGCAGGAAAGTGCCATTCAAAACCCAAGACATGCGACCGTCCACGGGTTCCTCATTCGGATCATAAGGTGTCTGGTCACTGTCGAATACGATGGTGCCAGTGGCCTTGAGCGCGACCTGCACCCAAACATGCGTCACGCCCTCCTGACCGGCCGCGCAGGAAATCCGAATGGACGGCCGGCGCGGTGAACCGTCCGCATCGAAGAACGCGGCCGGCTCCGCCTGCCAGCCATACATAGGCTGGGCAGGCGGCAGGATTTCCCCGATCCAGCCAGTGACGATCGGCAATTGCTTGTCGGTCGACCAATCGTAGTCGGAAGGGTCGATTTCCTTCAGCGATGCAAGCCGGTTGAATGTGCGCCCTCCGGTGATGGCGGTAACGAGGAATTTCTTTTCCACGTAACCGTTTCGGGCCGAGGTCCACGACACAACGTCATTCGGCTCCAGCGCATAGGCGTCAGGCGGCAAATAGAACTGATGGACGCGGAAGCGCCGATAGTCCTGTACCGGCCGCCACATCGGCCGGCGATGCGGCCTTTAATCAACGATTGAGCCAGATGGGCGCAGCCGTCGAAACAGCCGCACCATCACCAATGATACTGATCGCACTTGCTACAGCATCGCTGATCGGGCTTGTGCTGCTTTTTATCGGCCGTGAGATCATCACGACCGAGGCTTGAGCCGCCGCACCATGTCCAGATGCTCTTCGAAGCTTGGCGCTTCTACGGCTTCTTCCGCACCATTGGCTTTTGCATACCCGTTTGCGCAGGCTGCAAATTCCCACAGCATCATTTTCTTGACCTCGGAGGGCGGCATGCCCATGACAGCGCCGAGGCCGTATAAATCCGAGAAAACTATTCTGTCGCTGTCGTCTTTTCCTCGGCTTTCGCCTTTCCCGGATTTTCTCCAGCAGGTGCGGTCAGCGCATGGTGAAGAATGCCAGCAGCGATGCCGACGTTATCAATCAACGGATATTTTTCCGTTTTATCGACATAGCGGGAAACAGCGATGAAGGCGTCAGTCGGTGACATGCCGGCACCGATAAGCCCGAGGCGAATTGTTTCACGGACATCTTCGACCCGCCAATCGCCGCCGATACCGCGCACGAGAGAATACGTGTTCCAGTCAGCGAGAAAATCAGGGTCTTCCGCGCCGAGCTGGTAATCGTCCACGTTCGGCCGCTTGATGTTGACGGCCTGCGGCTGGGCCGACATGAGGCGCGCAAGGATCGTGGCAGGGCCTGCATTGCAGGCGGCCTGCAATTCCTGCAAGCCCTCAAGGGGAAGGCGGAAAGAATGTTTCTTCCCGCCAAATGGAGCCTCGAAAGCCGCCGTCATGCTGCGGCCTCAACCCACGCAACCACGCCAGTCGATTGTAGGGCAACTGTCGAGGACAGAAAGCCCTTGCCCTCTTTGGCGAGGCCGAGAGAGGACATTACATAGCGGCCAGCATACCAACCTCCGCCCTGTGCTTTCGGCAGGTCCACCAGCACCCGGACATTAAAAGGTTCGCCGGAAAGCATCTTCTGACGCAAAACGCCGTAGCTGACAGGGTCAGTTGTTCCTGCGCCGTTAATGTTTGCGGAGAGGGTATCGACAGACCGCAACACCCAACCCGGAGCATCCGGGTTTTCGCAATTCGGGTCTGTCGACTCCGTCATCGTCGCTTCGATTGTAAATTCCTGTGACGTGTTGATGGTGCAGGAATGCGCAAATTCTTCCACCGCCTCGCCGTCACCGAATTGAATCAACAGTTTATTAGTCGTCGCCATGACGAGCCTCCAAGGTTTGATAAGATTGCTGAGGGTCAGATTGCTGGATGAGTTTCAATCAGCAATTCGATGCGCGCGCGGCGGGTCATGCCGTCAGGGTCACGCGAATAATTGATGTTCTCAACGCGCATACGGTCGAGGACATGGCCGGCGATTGCCAGCTCCTGTTCGTGCACGGCGGCGCGGATTTCGCCGGCAATACGCTTTGCCTGCGGAAAGCCGACATCGCGCGACCAGACATTCACATCAATGTACGTGGATGAGCGGTCAAAGCATTCTTCGTCAACCGGGATCATCTGGCCGTTACCGAGCGAGACATAAGGCCAAGCCGCGCCGGTTTCTGATTCCCGCTGTGCCTCGGCCGGAACATCGTCATAGACACGTTCGCCGGCTTCGGTCGCCAAACCCGCGATCCGTCCGACAAGCGCCACCTGAATTGCAAAGGCCGGGTCGCTCATTTCTTCGCCCCCGATCTAAGGGCTTTCCGGGCGGCCGCGCGTACGCGGTTTCTGACTTGTTTTTTCTTCACGCGAATGGCGGGCCGGAAAAACGGGTTCGCCTGCATCTCTTCCGTGCCGAATTCCTGCGCGAGCGCATAGTCGTACTCGGGCGAATTGCCTTTTTCAGTTTCGCGCACCGGCGTTGTGGTGGCCTCGCCACCCGCAAGAATGACAACGCCAATCTGCGGGTCAGGCAACGGTTCGGAGCGAATGGTGCCGGCGAGCGTCAAGTCATCCTTCGGCACAAGCGAGCGCTGAAGTATGTTGATTTCACGACCGCCCAACATCAGCTCCGCTTTCGTGCGCCGGCGCACCTCGTCGGGAATGCGCTCAAGGCGGCGCATCATCTTTTCAATGCCGATGATTTTCATGATGCCACCCCGCTTACAACGACCAGATAGACGCAAAGCGGATGCGTGACGGTATCGGCCTCGCGGATCGCGTAGACCGTGCCGCGCCGTACATCGCGCACCTGCCAATCCGAGGTGATTTCTCGCGTGCGCAGGTCTTTGCGCAGGCGGATTTTCATTATTGAGCGGCCCTGCAATCGTTCTGCAGTAACCGCCTCACTACCGCCCGCGTAGACAAATTGCGCGCGGCGTTCGAACTGTTTGACGAAATCGGTTCGATGATTGCCCGCGCCGTCATTTTGGGTTTCTCGCTTCTCAAGCGCCACCCGTTCGCGGAGGTCGCCGGAATTAATCATTCTCGGCCGCCTTTCCCGTAGAGCGAGGCGACGGCTTGATCCGCACGGCCTTTTTCTGCGCGACAGCCTGATCGGCACATTCTTTCTTTACAGGGCCAGACCAGCCGGCCCTGTATGCAAGAGTGACGCCGAAGACAGGCGGCCGGTAGTCAAAATCGGCGACGAAACGTACATGCGCCATTACGCCCCCCTCCTGAAATTGATCAACAGCGAGTCGAAATCCGACCACTCACCCATGGGCGCATTCTCACGACCCCGGTAGACCGAGGCCACCCGCACCATGATCGCCGCCCGTATTTCGTAAGGGAGCTTGTCGCCGTATCCGGCCTCGATCTTGACTTTGATGCGCTCTCCGTGGCGATTAATAGGCCACACACGGCCAGCCTTGAGGGCAATAGATGCCTCCAGCCCGTCAAGAAGGAGACTGTAGATGCCGGTATCCACCGTCTGCGGGTTGCCGGATTGATCGACATACCCGATTTCTTTGACGGCATCTGCGAACACCGGACCATCGGGCAGACGCCGCAAATCCCTGAATCCATCGCATTCACTGGTCAGCGTTTGCGGTGCGAGGCGAATGTTGCAATAGCTTTCAACGTACGCGGTCGCCTCGCGTACGATATCGGTAAGCATATCGTCATCATCGGAATAATCGACACTGAGGCGCAGCTTTACATCAGCAAGCGGCACCACCAGCGCATCAGGGTCTTTAGGTTCTGACTTCCCCGCATACCACATCAACCTGCCCCCGATTTGCTTTTCTTGGCCTGTTCCGCCGCGCTGGCGCTTAGAGCTTTTTCCAGCAGTTTTTCTGCTTCCTCCGCGCGATGCTGGAGGGTTTTCGTTTCCTGATCGAGAACGACGAGGCGCTCTTCGCGTTCTTTGAGTTGGACCGCCCCGTCACTCAGCATCTTTTCCAACTCGGCAATATTGCGAGTCAGCGTCTTGCCGTTGTCAATGGCGGCAGCAAGGGAATTTTCCGCCGTCTCCGCTCGAAGCTGGAGCGCCTCTTTTTCCTGACTGAAAACGACGATCTGCTTTTCACTTTCCTCAAGGCGGACTGCCAAGGTTTTCAGCTCATCCAGCTCCTTGAGAAGATTTTCGTTGTCGAGTGAGAGCCGCAACGCGACTTCGTTGCACTCTTCGTCTTTCACCAGCTCGGCAAGACCGGAATCAACAAGGCGACCCGCTTCCTCGTCCGTAAACTGGCCATCAAGTGGAATATCACCGGGCGAGAGCGAGAAATCCGCACCGGCCAGACCTAAAAGCATTCTGATTTTCATATGAGCCTCCATCGGTTTTGTCAGCGGGCGCGAATTGCGCCCGCCTTGCAAAGCCGAGCTTTAGGCAGCAGTTTTGAGGTGCTTGATTGCGGCGGTATCGCCCAGCTCGCCATCGAAGCGGATCAGGCCGGCGATACCGACTTGCGGCCAGAAGCGTTCACGCAACACGCCGATGACGGGAGAGCCGACCTTGCGGACGAAATATTTGGAGAAATCACCGAACAGCATGATGCGCTTGTTCGCTGCGATTTCTTCCATGTGCTGATTGATGGAATACGGATGGCCGTTGAAGCTGGCGGGCGTGCCTTTCTGCACGTCGCCTTTCTGCCAAAGGTAGTTTCCCTGACCATCCTTCAGCTTGCGAGCCGCAGAAAGTACCTTGTCATGGAACATGTAGCGGCACTTCGGAGAGCCGCGATATGCGGGATCGACGGAATGCTCCAGGTCCATAACATCGTCCCACGTGAAGCCGTTGGCGGCGGCTGTCACTTTACCCTCACTGGACGCCGTAACGACGCCATTCGGCTGGGCGTTACCGGTGCCAGAAGTCAGGCGACGGTTGCCGATCCGGCCAAGTCGCTCGCCAACCAGAGAACCGAGGAGCTGTTCCATATTGAAGATGGAATCAGCATCAAGTTCGAAGGACCACTTCACAAACGGAGTGGCGTAGACAAACGCTTCCAACAGCTTCTGCCCGAACTCGACATCGCCGCTGTTGTCGTCTGCAACATCAGCGCCCTCGGCCTTTGCGGTGGCTTCTTCGGCCGTATCGTCAACGGTCGGCACGGCCATAGGATTGCCGCTTGCGGTCGTGATCACCGTGCAGATGTTCTCATCGTAGAGCGGACCCCACGCTTTCATCGACTTGATGATTTCATTGGCAAGCTCGGTCGGCACGGTATAACCGCCAGCGGCGGCAACGCCGGCAACTTGCGTTCTCGCTTCGAATTTGGTCGCACCGCTACGAAGGACGGATCGTTCTTCCGCCGTGAGTTCGGACGGATCGACGCCGCAGACGACCTTTGCAAAGACGCTGCGATATTCAACCTTGCCACCCTGCGGATCGTCGGCAGCGCGATATTCCGGTGTGTCACGCAAGGGGCGCTGTTGCGCGCGACGCTCATCTTCCCGGCGCTCCAGCTTTGCGAGGTCTTCTTCACGCTTGATGAGGGCTTCCAGCCGGTCATATTCGGCCATCGCCGTATCGTGCTGGGTTTCGAGTTCGGTAGCGCGCGCAGCATCGGTGTTTTCCCCGATGCTATCGAGGCGTTCACGCGCCTCGGTAACGATACGCGCCTGCTTTTCACGCAGTTCCTTGAGTTTCTGCGACATATAAATCTCCATGTTGTGGTGAGGCAAAAAAGAACCGCGCCTATTTCCGCAGCGCGAGGTCGATACCGACTTTCATCCGAAGGCGACTTGCCGGCAGGATTGATCGGATTTCAGAGGCGGCGCGGGCATTATCCCGCGACCGCAAAGCGACTGAGGTTCCGGAATAGGCGGGGTTCGCCACAATCGAGACCTCATAAAGCTCAACATTCAGGATACGCCGACGTGGCGGGTTAACCGAGAAATCCCATTTCTCGGAAAGGGTATCCGGCACGTAGAAGCCGAACGACATGCCGGAGATATCGCCACGCTGGATAAGCTCGCGGACATCGCGCCCGTTGGTGGTGTTGGGCAGGTCGATTTCGACCGCCAAACCCTTGTTGTCTTCTTTCAGCCGGAGTGTTCCGGCTGATGTTCGACCCAAGATGCAGCAGGGGTTATGCTGGTAGAGGGCAAGAACATCCTCGCCGTTGATGGAGCGCTTGAACGCCCCCGGCTCGATCACCTCAATGAACTCTTCGGCAATATCGGTTTCCTGTCCGAAGACTGCCGCATAGCCTGCGACGGTCATTTTCTCGCCGTCCGCCCTTGTTTCCACCGGGCGGACAAGAGCGCGTATTTCCCGTTCAATCTTGCCGGTCATCGTCCACCTGATTTTCGTTGGTATCATCATCAAGAGGCGGGCCGCCGTTATGACCGACGCCCGCATTGTTTGTTCCGATTGGAACCGTGCCGCTCTGGATATGCAGACGGTCGGCGGCGGGATCAGAGTTCTTCGGTCGCCCTTCGATTTCCCGCGCTTCGTTCGGCGTCAGCAGCGCCGCATTTACGCCGGCAGCAAGAGCGCGAAGCCGGCTCAGATAGTCGCCTCGCATCAGGCCGTCGAGGTTGTGACGGACATAGCGACGGGTCGAGAACCTGCCGAAGAGCTTGAGGTTTAACTCACCTTCGAAGGCAATGGCCCATTGGCTGACAATATGCTTCACCAGATGAAGGTCGTTTTGCTCGACATTCGAAAAGGTGGCGCGGGACAGGTCTTGGAGGAAGTTCGGCGGTATCTGCCAAGCGCGTGCGATTTCCTGCACCTGATAGAGCCGGGCTTCGGTCATCTGCCCCTTCGCGGGATCGTACCCGACCTGCGTCAGCTTGTAGCCCGAAGGCAATTGCACCAGCGGCAGATTGTCGTCTCGGGCCGCCTCGACGGCGCGCTTCACATCCGACCGCGCCCGTTTCATCGCATCGGCATTGGCTGGCAACGGACCTTCCAGCGCCAGAGGCGGGACGCCACCGCCAGCGAAGAAGTTCGATGCATAATCATTCATTGCCAAGGCGAGCTGGATGGCCTTTTCGGCCATAGCGACAGGGCCACGATGGTTGACCATGTTGCGCTTGAGCATGAACGGAATATCGATCACATCAGCGGCTGGGTACTCTTTGCTGTCGAACTTGTAGAACAGCTTTCCGCCACGCCGAACGACCGAACAGGAGCCGGGATCGATAGGCCATATCGCTTCTACGCTTGCGCCTTTTCGCTCGATCCATGCAAGGCCGCGTCCCCCTGTGAAGACCTGTTCCCAAAAGTAGCGACGAAACTTGGAGGTATCCATTTCGTCGTTCGGGTTTTCCTCGATCACGGCGGCGAGTTTGCCGCCGTGCCGAACCGGCCCGGTTTCAGCCTTCCGGTAGACATGGAGAGGCAACGATGCCAGTGTCCGGCTAAGGAAGAGAACGGCCGCCTGCACCGCTGGCACCTTGAGCGCGCTTTCAATCGTCACCGAAGGGAGCGAGCCGCCCATGCCGCCGACGCCAAAAAACTCCATGAAGTTTTCGGCACTGACGGGAATGGATTGCGACTCCAGAGACGCGGACCGCTTCTCCAGCTTCTTTTTCTTGGAACCCATCAGGCCACCATCGTGTAATCAGGATCGTCCCAAGGTGACGCGACTGTAGCCGCAGCGACCGGGCCAACTTCCATCAGTTTGATTGCGTTGAAGAGAGCGCAGAGCGGATCGATTTTCGCTTTACCTGCGGTTTCCTTGGTGATCAGAACGGCGTTGCCACGCTGCTCCGCCTTGGCGTTGCCCACGCAGAACGTCATGAGACCCTGTCCAGCATGCCAGAATGTTTTGTCCTTCAGCTTCCGCTCAAGGCTCCAGACTGCTGAGGACAACCGGAAACCTTGCGGAACGGATGTAACGAGCGGTCGGCCAATACCGTAGCGCGCCAGCTCATCAACCATTGCGCCAACGCCTTGCGGGTCGAGGCCAATTCCGTATTCGTCCGGCAGCAAACCGGCATCGCGGACTTTCTTGCAGATTTCGACCACGCCCACGATGTCGGCAGTGGCATCATCACAGAACGTCAGCGACCCTTCTTTTTCGGCATCCAGAAGATTGGTCGCGATATCTTTGCGAAGGTTCAGAACATCGCGCTGACACCATGCATGAACCCAGCAGAGCCAATCTTGCGTGATGCGATGCCGCCCCAAGACGGCCAGACCTAGAAGGTCGTCAAGTCCGCCACCATCTATTCCGACAGTCGCGACTTCCGAGTTCTCCAGAAGATATTCGAGGCTCACCAGCTTCGGCAGTACCCGGTCTTTCCAGAAGTGAGAACCGCGCCAGCCGCCAAGAGATTGGCCAACCTCGACGTTGAGGTGCTGCGAAGCAAACAACAGGAGGTCGGAAAGTCCCTTTTCCTCGGCCGCCGCAAGTTCGTCTATGAGGAACGCTTCATCAACCGATCGATTGAGGTTCGGATTGACCATCCCCCACGTCTTGGGATCGCGCCAGCCATTATCATTGGCGACCTCAAACGGCAGCTCGTAAAGGATCGGCAGCAGTGATCGCTTCAATTCGCCATCACGCACCTGCCGGGCAATGTTCAGTTCAGCCTTAAAGACTCCAGCGGGCGGAGCCTTGGATTGCGTCGTGATAATGAGCAGGAACCCGTCTGGACGCGCAGCAAGAGAACCGCGAATTTCCGTCATCAGGTCAGCCGCGCGCGGCTTCTGCGCGAACACATGCAACTCATCAATCAGGATGAACGTCGCCTTGCTGCCGGTGATAACATCGGCCTCCGCAGCTTTGATGACGATAACCGCGCCCGAGGTGCGATGTGTGATCGTCTTCTGGTGAGTCTGCGGGTGGAACAGCGCCGTCAGTTGCTTGTCGAGCTTGATAATGCCGAGCGCTTGCCGAAAGGCGATTTCAGCAATCTTCTTCGTCGGAGCGATCAGCAGCAATTCTGCTTCCGGCCGCATGTTCAGGATTGCAGCCGTAACGATGATCGCGGCTGCAATCGAACTTTTCCCGTTCTTCTTCGGAACCAGAAGGAAGAATTCACGGATCATGCGCCGCTTGGCTTCCACGTCGAAGGAGCCAAAGATGACCCGCACAAGGTCAAACACCCATTCGTCGCAAGCCTCGCCGTATGTCGGCTGGCCGATAATATCCGGCACCCGGAGCCGTTTGAAAATGCGGAGCGCCTTCTCGGCCTCGAAATCAAACAACGGCAGTTTCGGTATGAGCGACTTGCGCTGCATGATCCGCTCTTTCCAGTCCGGGCATGCAGTTGACCAATCGCGGCCTACGTTTGCCTTGGGACTGGAAAGAGCCATCAGTTTACCCTTCCTCTGAATTGCAGATCGTCGCCCCAGGTATCGCTTTGCTCCGCCTGTTCGGCATCGCGTTGCGCCTGTTCCTTCTTGCCGATCTTTTCGGGTTTCGGTTCTTCTTCGTCGTCACCGCGATAGGCGCGGGCCGCCACCATGGCGTCGTTCTTCTCGATGACGCGGGATAGCTCCTTGAACGCGCCTACGTTCCCGGCCATCGCCAAGTCCCAAAGCTTCAAGGCTCTGGCTGCTTCCATCTGGTCTCGCGCAGCCGAGCGCTGTTCGAGCACCTGAAAATAATTCTTCCGCAAAGTCGGCTGCGAAATCTTCATGGCAGTGGCAATGCGTTCATTGCTCCAGCCGAATGCTAGTAACATCTTGACTCGATTGATATTTTCGGAAGTGGCTATGTGGGCTGGCCGGCCACGCTTGCCGTGCCCATCGGGAATAGGCACTCCGAAGAGGTCAAATTTCTGGTCCATCCGAAAAAAAATCTCCGCATGAGAGGGACGGCGGTGCGGGGGCGGTCGCCTCCCGAGAGATCGACCCCACCCCTCCCATCGGGGTCAGGTCAGGCCAGCCGCCCTTGCGGCCTTGGCCTTCGCCGTCTTCGTGTTGTGACAGGGCAAGCAAAGGAGTTCGACGTTGGCCGGATCAAGCTCCGCACCACCATCCTTCCGCTCATGGATATGATCGCCAATGATCCGGCCCCTTGACCCGCAGCGCTGGCATTTGTTGCCGCGCGTCCGTTTCAAGGAAGACATGAGATTGCGCCACTCAGGCGACTGGTAGAAGCCTTCGGCTCTCTTGGGTGGGCTTCCGATACGATCCGGTAGCCTGCCGAGGCGCGAAGGAAGAGAGGAGAGTTTGCCCATAACTCTTAAACGAAAAAAGCGACCCCGAAGGATCGCTTTTCAAATTGGTCCGCCATGGATTGGACATAGCTTGCGCACCGGCCTTGAATCGATCCTCTCATGCTGGAGATCGTCAAGGCGGGGGCTGACCGGTGTACCAACTTCGGGATTGTCATCCCCGCGTTCTACCGCGTTTTCAGAAGCTCACTAGCAGGATCATCAGCTCGTCCGTAACCAACCTATAGTCACACCTTCTCGATGTTTGCAAGAGGCACCAGCATTGGCACTGGCTTACCCATCAGCGTGATTTCAATCACGGCGTCACCGATCCCATCCGTAGGAGCTGTGATGACAATGCCGGCTATACCGCCGAACGGTCCCTCGGTAACGCGCACCTTCTCGCCAGTGCGAACGATGATCCCCGGACGTTCGTAATCGTATGCTCCAGTCGCCGCCTTCTCTATGTATTTATTGACATATTCCTCACTGATCGGAACAGGTGTTTCCCATCCACCAAGCACACCAATGACATGTTCGACCGTCTCAAGCCCTGCCATCGCCGTGGTCGAATACACGCAGCGGACAAGGGCGTAACCGATGAGGACAGGGACATCAGAAGCCGGGATTACCCGACCGCGTCGGTGATGAACCTTGCCCCGGCGTGTCGGAACCAAGGCTTCAATATCGAGCGCTTCCAGCGACTTTTGCACAGCCTTTTCACGGCCGGTCATCACCCGAAGGCAAATCCACCGCGCATGATTCGGATAGTCTGCGACGATTCGACGGCTCGCCATCGAAAGCCAGCGCAGCTTTGCGGCCTGCTCATCGGCAATCCGCGCGAGCTTGATCAGGCCGCTATCCGAGACGGCACCACCCAAAAGACTGCCTCTATGCTGCATCATCGTTGCGTCCTTCGCTAACGTTTGTCTCAAATGCGGCCCACGCTTCTGCCACCGCCATATCCACGTCCGTCACTTCGGCCGGTACGGGGGGGAAGAACAGCCACTCGACACCGGGCGGCACAGGAGGCCAAGGGAGGCCGAGACGGTCGAATAGCCGCTCCCAAGCCTGCGCAAGATCGCCCTCGCGATGGGCTTTCTCGAAAGCTTCTGAAACCCTGAAAACACTCGGTGGAACCGTGACGCCCTTCCGGTCGCCCGCCCGCTCATCCATCGTGTTGACCTTGGGCCAACCATACTTGCGGCGGTGGTCACGAAGGGTCGCTTCCGCCTTCTCGCCGCCCGCATCCACGATCCGGCGCAAGAACGGAGCGAGCTGCGGCATGGTTGACGAAATGGGCAGGAGCAATTCCGCGCAGCGCCGGGCGTGCCAAGCTCGCGTAAACGGACCGTGCACTACGGGCAGCGCTATGTCCGATTTGGGATCATCCAGCTTCTCCCAATCCCGGCCGGTGAGATATGGCCCGGCCCAAGGCACCTTCACGCCTTTGGTCGCATTGGCCCTTTCGATGTAGAGCGGGGATTTCGCGATGCAATCCACCCGCTGGGCCGGCGTCAGCGCCTGCCATGCACGTTCGGCAGCATAGGCGCTGTCCACTTTCCGGGTCGGCCAATCGCCGTACCAGCGCCTGAATGCTCGCGCCACCGCCTTGGGGTCTTCCTCCCCTTCCGAAACAGCCTCGCGCGCATCTCCCTCTTGCTGATAATCAGTATTTGCTGAATCTAAGTTATTACTATGTGCCGATTTTGCCGGCGACGGCGTTACCGGCGACGGTTTTGCCGTCGCCGGCATTTCAGTCTGCGGTAAAGATGCAACACTTTCGGTCTCGTCTCGCTCAGCGGCGGATCGCGGTTCATCGAAAATCACCATGCTGGCGGCGCTAAATCGACCCTCATCTCGCGTCTGGTCGCGTTCTGCGTAGCCGGCATCGACCAGCTCCGCGATCATCTTGCGCACCTTGTCGCGACCGCAGCCGCCCTTGTTGCTGATATCACCAACCACAACGGTCCAGTTGTCTGGCTTGGACAGGAGGTAGCAAAGCAGCCAACGCGCATCCATGGAAAGCCGCTTGTCCTCAAGTACGTGGTTTGGGATCGCGGAATATCGCGCATTGCGCACACCGCGCCGGATCGTTGCCTCGCCGCTCATGCCACGCCGCCTTTCCGCGCAACAGCCTCCATGAAGCTGCGCGCGGCGCTGATGGTCGCTTCAATTTCGGCAGGCAATCGGCCGAAGCGATCACGAACCGAAAGGAGGGCGGAAATCTCGATATCGACCAGCTCTTCCCCGCGCGCGAACCGGGCGGCACGCAGGGCGCGATAGATAGCCGTCTGCTCACGATAGAGCATGACGACCGGTATTTTCAGCAGCCAGCGCGCCCGCTCGGCATCATTAACGCAGTCCTGCAATTCTTCGACAACCGGCGAAATTCCTGTCATGCCCGGCCCCTTTCTTTCCATGCCTGATAGTCCGCGCGCAGTTCGCGAAAAGCCGTCTGCGCCAGAGCTTCTGTGTTGAGTTGCTTTTTGCTCGTGATGCCGATCAACTTCTTGAGGGTCGTGTCGGCATGGTCCTTGTTATGAATGGTGCGTGTCGGATCGCGGCGCTCCAAGTAGCGATGAAACAACGGCTCCCCGCAGAGGATGGCTGCATTGGCGGCATAGTTCTTATCGCGCGGCTTGCGGTCTTCATGGCCCAATGCGCGCCGAAGGGCGGATATGATCCTGCCTGCCCGTTCACCCACATCAAGAAGCATCCGAGCCACATCGAGTCCCAACGCAATCAGTTCGATTTCGTGCGACAAGGCATCCTTGCTGAATGTTGCGATGATGGTCGCTTCGTCCATGCGGCGAAACGCGACCAGGTGCACCAGATCATTGTCGGTTTCGACCACCCATTGATCTCCGCTCAGCCGATCCGCGAGGTAGCGCACCCGTTCAACTTTCTTCTGCTCGGCCTGATGATCTCTCATGCTGCCGCCTCAAGTGCATAGCCGCCCCACTGCAAAGCCATTGCGTCGGCAATGCCTTGATAGGTCTTGGATCGAAGCTGCCAGCGGCTCGGCCCCGGCGAGGCGCGGTGCACCTGCGACCATCGCTTATGCTCTTCCGTTCCGGCCTTCGGCGGAACGAGGCGGTTCGTTTCCACGAGGGGCGGAAGCTCGCGAAGATAGAACGACGTGGCTTTGAAAGCCTGTTCACCAAACCACCACGGTTGTACCGTCTGCGTTGGTTTCTGGTAATTGCGAATGCGCTCTTTCGCATGCTTGTGCATGATCGGGTTTTCGACCACAACGCGAGGAATAGGTGCGTTCCAGCAGTCAGAAAACAGCGCTGCCCCTTCATCCAGGAGCCGCCACATAATGGCGAGTTTCTGTTCGCGGGACAGAGAATGCCAAACCGCTTTTTCAGCCGCAGACGCTTCGTTTGGCGGATTGGTCGGCGGCTCGATAAGCCAACGAACCCCTGAATTGCATAGCCGCGTGCAGGGAGGGTGCATTACCGCCAGCAAATCCCAACCATCATGCAGCAGGTCCCGCACATCGCATATTATGTGACGATTGCTACCGTCTTCAGCCGGCAGAAGATCACAAGACCAGACATCATGCCCCAGCGCATCGAATGCCCGGCGTACAATGCCGGATGTTTCGCAGCCGATAAGAATTTTCATCGGCGCGCTGGCTGCGATGTGGGTGCGTGCAAAATGACCGTTCATGCCGCACCGCCTTCCGGCGCGCCTGATTGGTTGCCCCAAAAGTCCCACATGCCATTCAGCCGGATATCTCCTTCGGCTAGGCTGTCGCGGCGCTGGAAAAGCTCAATTTTGCGGAGGGACGGCCATTGCCGTTCGATCTGCGCAGCAAACCACGCCGGTTTGCGGCTATGCTCTGTCTTCGGTTCGGGATAGAGACTTTCGGGCTGAGTTCCCATTTCCGGTGCAAGCGAAATCTTGCCGCGCTTGCCGATCAGCAGCAGTTCATGCCTATCCCGAACCCACCGGCCCATGCCGATGTGTACTTTGTCCCACGCCATGCAGGTCACATATTCGAAGCCCCACGCCTCCAAAACGGCGATGCCATCAGGAACGCGGTTGGCCGTCACCCAAAGGAACAACACGGCATCCGGCGTAAACGGCGACTTGTCGCCAGCACAAAGCGCCTTGATTTCGTCAACCGACATGGAAGGGTACTTGAGTCCCTTGTCCTGCCCCGTAACGTCGCTCCATGCCTCTTGCTCCCAAGGCGGATCGGCATAGCCGAGCGCATAGGCCCGGCGCGGAAGTTCGCCGCCAGACTTGCGCCCAGTTTCAGCAATCAAGCTGACAAGGCGAATGCGCGACTGCCGGTTACTGGCTTGAATCGCCGTGCGGATTTGCTTGCTTTCGGCAGCAATTGCCTTGTCGGCCGCGATCAGTTCGCGCGCGTACTGTTCTTGCGCCTGCGGAGTTTCCAGCCGCTTGAGCTGGTCGAGCGTCACACCCTTATCGTGGCGGGTGCCGCGCAGCATCTGTAAAGCTGTCGCGGATATTTTCTCACCGCGTTCAACGTCGCGCTGAATGGTACGCTCTTTCTGCCCGGTCGCTTCGGCTGTCGCTGCGGTGAAACGATTTGCCGTTTCGCCAATTTGGCGAACCGGAAGATTTGCACCTCTTTTCAAACTCGCTTCGCGCGCGGTTTCTGGATGCTTGATCAGGTAAATTTCCTTACGACGCGCAAGGAACAGTGCGCGGTCGGCGGGCGTCAGGTCGGCGCGAATAAGATTTTCATCAATCTCACAGAGCTGCCGATCCAACTCATCACCATCATGGTGAAAACACAGAACCTTGGTGCCGAGGCGTCGGCAGGCCTCCAGCCGATGCCCGCCAGCACCGAGCTTAACGGCGACGTCCGTTTGTTTGCCGTACACTTCAATTGGCTGGCGTTGGCCGTCGCGCACGAAAGCGTCCATGAGCGCCAGCACAGTGTTTTCGTCCAGATGACGAAGCCGGTTGCCCGCGTCGATGGAATGCGGATCACGCGCAACAGCAACTTTCATGGCCGGACTGTCGAGTGCGTCCGCATCCGGCAACTTGCCAAGATCACGCGCTCGCACCAGTATCGCCATCGCGTTTTCGCCGGGCCGGAAGAGATTGCCGTCCTTTGGGTCGCGCGTCAGATAGCGGTGGGCCATAGCCGAAGACGCTGAAATCGTGTCATTCGCACCTTTGCAACGATATTCTCCATCGCGAACCGCAGCGGCGATGATCGAAAGGCCGTGGCTTTTGGGCATAGGGAGAGCTTGCGTCGCCATCATGCACCGCCTTGCCGCGCAGAAAGGCCACGGTCGGTTATAACGAGGCGGGCGGCGCAAGAATGGTCAGATGCGCCGCGCCGCAGCAGACGTTCTGCCATGCCAGGGTGAAACTCAAAGGAAGCAAGATTGATTGCTTGCCGAACCGCTGGAGGCAACGCATCGAAACGAGCCATGCGCGCAATCAGGGTTTCGGATTGAAAGGTCGCGTTGTCCATCAGTGCGCCCTCGCCAGCCGGTCGAGATACGCTTGCCCATCGTCAGTCACGTAAACGCGCCGAAACTTTTCGATCTGCACGAAGCCTGCAACCATGCACTGAACTGCGGCTGGCGCTTCGCCATCGAGCAGATCGCGCGATCCGCCCGCATGTGAAACGCTGCGGAGAAATGCACGGTCCCGTTCCGAAATGGACCGATTGAATAGCGAAAGGCCGGTCATTCTTCACCGCCTTTCGAAATTGCCTTTGCAAGCATTCGATGAATTTTCGCAACAAGCGAATCCGCAGAGCGCCGTACGTCCTCGGCCTTCGGCAGCATTTCCAGCATTTCCCGGTCAGAGAATTGGCCATCGCTGGCGGCCTCCGAATAGGCCGCAAAGAATTCGGCATGCTCTGCCATCAACTTGGCGGAACCGGAATGAAGGCAATCACGGCCGCGGGCATCGCCGGCTGGGTCGAGGACGCTTGCACCAGTCAGCACGGCCATGGTGCGAGAGACAACAGGCCGGCCCAAATCAGTTTCCAGCACGATGATTTCCCATTGCGCCATCAAGTCGGGATCATGCCAGTTGTTGTATCGGCCGATTTGTCCGACCGAACGGCCAAGCAGCAGCGCCGCGCGATCCATCCCGCCCACAGCCTTGATGAGATCGCGCTGCGCGCCCTTAACCGGGCGGAACCACGGCTGAATTTGGTATTCCTCTTTCTTCATTGCCAAGCTCCAGACAAACGGAAGCGCAATGAGAATTTTTCCGAAAAATTCTCATCGAACGTAGATCCGCAAAAATGCAAAGGTGAGCGGGAGTCAGACGCCTATGGAGGCCCGCATGCAAAACGAGAGTTACCCGCGCCGGAACGACCGGAGAAGCGCCAACGCGAAAGGAGTGCAGGGCGGGTCATTCTGCCGCCTCCAATCCGCAAGAGCCGAACACGTCTGGCCGTTGAATGTAGCGAGATACCCCGAAAGCCCGTTCAAGCTTAAGAACATGTTCGGGAGGGATCGCTTTCCATTGTGCAACCGCCTGCGGCGTAACCCCAATGACGCGCGCAATTGCAGAAGCGCCATTAGCGGCGCTCCTTACAGCAATTACTCCTTGTCGATTTAGGTTCGGCTCCATGGATGCGATTAAAAGCACAGCTTTAAAATCTTTGCAAGCTACACTTAAATGGACGAAAGATGAAAGTTCACCTTTCATCCCGCCCATGGATCAAAATGAACTTCGAAGAAAAATAGGCCAAGCCATTAGAACCGCTCGCATTCGGCGGGGTCTTGTGATGCGCGATCTGGCTGAAGCTGGAGGTGTTAGCACTGGCGCTGTTGGCAATTGGGAGCGCGGGGCAAACGCCATCGCGATGGAACATCTTCAGGCAATTTCTCGAAAACTGCGAATCGACCCCGTCGCCCTCAGCAATGGTGATCTAAGGTATTTGGATGACGAAGGAACCTTAGCCGACGCCGAGCAGGTTACGGATTTTGGGCCTGCGCCCTCAGGTCCGATGGATGTTGAGGTTCTCGGTGTCGCAGTTGGGGGAGATGACGGCGATTTCACCTTAAACGGTGAAGTGTCCGGTTACGTTCGCAGACCCCCAGGCATTGCGCATCTCAGGAAGGTTTTCGCTCTGCACGTCCTTAGTGAAAGCATGATTCCGCGTTACGATCCCGGCGAGCTTATCTATTGCGGCGGGCGCGAGGCGGTTGCGGGGGATCACGTGGTCATCGAAATGTTTCCCGAGGATGGAGCTACGGTCGGGAAGGCTTACGTCAAGAAGCTAAAAGGGCGGACCAAAGGCGCGATCATCTGCGAGCAATACAATCCGCCTAAAGAACTTCAATTTGACGGATATGCTATTAAGAACATGTGGCGCATCATCCCATTGCGCGAACTGCTTGGCTATTGATGCGGCAAGCTTCCGCCCTAATGCGATCATTTTCGAACGAAAACGCGGCCTGAATAACCACATTTCGGCCGTCCATTCCTTCGGACTGACACGATGAGCAAACGAGCCGGCCGCCTAGCTCAGCTATCTGCGTTGATGGACCTATGCCCCGTAAGCGATAGAGTTCTTGCGGCTTGCGCCAGCGCATTCGGCCACAATCGCCGCATTCGATAGACAGCGAGAGCACCTGATTAAGCGTCGCAGCGGCACACGAATGCATCCATTTCTCTCCGTTCTGTTCTTGTTTGGTTCTTATATTGATTCTTTTTCGCACATTGTCGAATCGTTTTTTGGCGCTTTTGTTTTAAAGTATAGCTTGCAAACAAATTAAAGTCATGCTTACTATCCGCCCCATCCCAGCCGCCAAACCTCTCTGCGGTTCGGAAAGACTGCCGGGCGGCGCACCCTCGAAGTACGAATAGCCCGCCCGGCTCCCTCAACAGGATGGAGACCCGGCATGCACATCAAAACGGCGAATCACAACGAACTGACGCAAACGATGGCGGATGCCATCCTGCGTGTGGGCGAAGGCTGCACAAAAGCTGACCTGCGCGCTTGGTTCACTGCGGATGAAATACGCCGCTGCGGTGAAGCAGCCATTGCCCGCACCCACGACATGCTCGTTCAGGATGCGCGCGTTGCGGCCTGAAACATCCGCTCCGGTTTCCGCCTCGCGCGAGGCGGTTTCCCGAACGGATGACAGGAGATCACCGCATGTTTTTCATTTCCCCGATTATCGCCACGCCACCCGCAGCCCACGAAATCCGTGTGTTGCAAACTATAGTTGGCATCTGTGTAGCCAGCTCTGCTGGCTTGCGGCTACGTCGCCATTTCCTGCTACCTCTGAGGACTTGCCGATGCAGCCCCACAGAAAACCACAGCAGCCAGTTTTCCGCGTGACCTTCATGGATGGCGCTGTCGTAACGACGCCCGCTGAAAACTCCCTTCGCGCCGAGGCCAAGGCCATCAAAGAGCGACCCGGCATCATTCGATCTGTCCGCATCGTGCGAGGAATCCGCAAATGATCGTAAATCAAGAAGTCACAATCGATTTCAGCGCCGACGACAACGACAACCGTATCGTTGAATGGTTGAGAGAAAACCGTCTGGAGGCCACAGGGCTTTCCGATCTTGCCTTTGAGGCAAAGGTCGATGTCGTGATTGGCGATCTTGACGAAGACGATATTGTTGCCGCTTACGACAAGCTCAACAAGTTGGACGACAGCGACATGTATCATGTCGAGCAAGCCTATCGCCGGATGGCCGAAGGCGACGTTGCGGACGCGATGGACATCTTGTTCCGCCAGTTCAATTTTGCCCCCCCCCAGCACGAACAACGCGTTGCCGATCTGCTATCGCGTGGCAGAGGTTAGTCACATGGCAGAATTGTATTTCCGAATTCATCGCACAGAGTTTCTGTCGGCGCTTGGAGCCGTGCGTGACGCTGTTCCGCGCAAAGACGAAATTCCGATCCTCCAGAATGTCCTGCTCCAGCCCGAGGGCGAGCGGATGACGGTTCGCGGGACGGACTTGAGCGTCGAAGTGGAAACGCGTTGCGAGCTGCTGGAAGCTGGAAATGGGCAGGCGCTCACCATCAACTTCGAAGAAGTGCACGGCATCGTCAAAAACTTGCCTGAAAACGCAGAAATTTCGATTGAGGCGGGCAGAGGGGCGGGGCAGGTTGCCATCCATAGCGGCCGCTCACGCTACAATCTTCATTTCCTGCCGGCCTCAGATTTTCCTTGTATGGGCAAAGAGCGACCGCCACTCGCTTTTGCGATTGGCGCTGCCGTGTTGAATGCTGCCTTTCGAAAGGTCGCCTTCGCGTTCAACACCAATATGAAAGATCGCCCCTTTCTGATGGGTGCTCACTTGCACGAGTTACCATCCGGAAAGCTCGCGGTCGTTGGATGTAACGGCTTGAAGGTAGCTGTTTCGCGTGTCGTGCCGGCCGAATTGACGAAGTTTCAGCCAGCGACGATACCGACTGAGACGGTGAACATTTTCCGCAGGCTGATGGGCGAATCCAAGGATGCTTGCCGGGTCTATCTCAGTGAGAACAAAGTCGTCATCGAATGCGAAGATTACATCGTCACCTCTAGATTGGTGGACGGCATCTTCCTTGAGTACACGCGCGTCATTCCCGACCGTGGCAGTGTTTTCATCCGGGCGGACTGTGCCAACGTCATTCGTGCCCTCAATCGTGTGACCGCGATTTCCGGCGATATCAAAACATCTGCGACGAAGTTTTTCGTCTCGAACGGACAGATGCGCATCGAACTGGTGACTACCAACGGCCAAGCTGCGACCGAAACACTCGATATTGAATACGAAGGCGAAGAGTTCCGGCGCGGCTTCAATGCTTCCTTTGTCAAAGACACGCTGGAGAGCATTTCCACCACCTCCTTTTTGCTCTTCGGAAAAGACCCCGAAGCGCCAGGCCATTTCACGCCAGATAACGACGCTGACGAAGATTACATCGTCATGCCGATGAGGGTGTAGGAATGTCGCGCCGTCAGACTATCCACGAAAAAATCATGAGCCGAGTCCGTGTTGATGCTCAAACTGGATGCTGGATTTGGACAGGCCCCACGTCTGGCACCACCGGGCGCGGTCACGGATATCCGCGCATGTCGCTCGGAGGACAGACCGTCGCTGTGCACATCGCGATGTGGACTAATGAGCATGGGTATATTCCCGGCAAAAAAGAACTCGATCACAAATGCCGTAATCGGCTCTGCGTCAATCCAAACCCCGATCATCTCGAAATGGTGACGCGCAAACGAAACGCGCTCCGTCGTGAGGAAGCCCGTCGCATGCGGTGTGAGGAGGTGAGAACTTGACTGTTGCCGCCGAAATCAGGCCGGGCGCGTGCCCGCTGCCATCAGTTCTAGGGCTCAACCGCGAACAGGCGGCAGCCTACATCGGCGTTTCCAAATCCCTCTTTGACGAAATGGTGGCCGATGGCAGAATGCCGAAGCCGAAGAAGGCAAACAGCCGCACCATTTGGGATAGGCGGTCACTCGAAAGAGCATTTAGCCGCTTGCCCGGAGGGGAGGGCGATGAAAACGAGGAGTGGGATTTCGCGTAAATGCCCAAGAAATTCGCTAAGAAATATGTAGTCGAAGATCGAACCGGGGGCAGTCTCCGGTTTTATTTTCGGCGAAAAGGCCAACCGAAAGTTCGGTTGCCGGGAGTACCCGGAACCGATGAATTCAATGCGGCTTACTACGCCGCGTTGGAGGGCGTGCAGAAAGTGGAATCCACCGGCCCCAAAATGGCGGGGAAGGGGACATTCCGCTGGCTATGCCAACTCTATTTCCAGAGTGCGGAATACAAGCAGCTGGACAGCAAGACGCGGTATCGCCGCAAGCTGATTGTTGAGGCGATGTGGAAAGAGCCGATCAAGAAGGGGGATAAAAAACTTTTTGAGGACGTGCCAGTTCCTGCGTTCACGCCAAAGGCAGTTCGCGTCCTGCGGGACCGGAAGGCAGAAACGCCAGATGCAGCCAATAGCTGGCTTAAATCGCTACGCGCGATATTCGCGTGGGCAACAATGCCTGCTGTGGAGTTGTGTGCGGTCAATCCGGCCCGCGATATCCCGTACTTCAAAACCGGATCGGAAGGCTATCATTCTTGGACTGCGGATGAAGTCGACCAGTTCATCGCGAAACATCCTATCGGGACGAAAGCCTATCTGGCCTTGATGTTGATGCTTTATACAAGCCAGCGCCGTAGCGATATCGTGCTGTTCGGAAAGCAGCATATGACAAAGGGATGGCTGCGCTTCGTCCAGGAGAAGGACAAGAAGCGAAAACCCCGCAGGTTGGAAATGCCGCTGCATCCCAATCTTGTCAAGGCAATCGAGGCCGGCCCATGCGGCGAACTGACGTTACTTGTCACTGAGTTCAATAAGCCCTTCACGTCGAACGGGTTTGGCAACTGGTTTCGGAAAAGATGCAATGAAGCCGAGCTTACGCATTGCAGCGCCCACGGCCTGAGAAAAGCCGCAGCTGCACGGTTGGCAGATCGCGGCGCGACGGAACATCAGATTATGGCAATCACCGGCCATACAACATCGAAAGAGGTAATCCGCTACACCAAGGCGGCTCGCCAAAAAGTGCTCGCGAAGAGCGCTGTAAAGCTCATGGATCAGGCTGTAGATGACAGCGACGACTGA